AAAACTGCGATGATATTTGCACCTAAAGATTACAACAAAGACAAGTATGGTGAGGCTATGAAAACTTATATAAGTAGCCTCTTCCAAGGTTCAGATATCTCCAAAGAACTAGCCGAACCAGCCTCTTGCCCAATCGCAACGCAAGATGTAAAGACCAACCTAGCCAACAGGCAGACAGCCGTGGACGATGCGAACTATGGCCCAGCCAATCCTAATGAACCCAACGAGGACTACTGGAAAGCAAAGGCAGATGAATTTCAAGGGGATGTGCCCACAGCAAGGAAGATGCTTTGCGGGAATTGTGCGGCCTTTGACCAGAGGAACAAGATTCTAGCATGCATCAAGAAGGGTATTGGCGAGGATGCAAACGAAGTAGCGATGGGTGGTGATCTAGGCTACTGCGAAATTTTTGATTTCAAGTGTGCCTCGAAAAGAACTTGTGACGCTTGGATTGTGGGTGGCCCGATCACAGATAAGAAAGAAGAACTAGCCCGACCAGTAAGCCAAACCCCCGCCCCTCCCAAGGAACGAATCAAAGGCTCGAAGGAGAACCCCGAAGGCACGGCAAGCACACGAAGCAAAGCCGGGGACATTGAAGTTTCAGCCGAGAACGAAGAAGCCCTAAAGAACAAGATTGCCGAGTTTAAGAAAGATCACCCAAAAAAAAACGCTCCTAGCCTTGGGGCATTGAAGAAAGTGTTTAGAAGGGGCGCAGGGGCTTTCTCCACCAGCTTTCGACCTACCATAAGCGGGGGCAAGCCTAACTCAAGGAACGCTTGGGCGATGGCTAGGGTGAACAAGTTTCTCAAGATGGCGGGTGGCGGTGAAGTCAAGAAGTCATATCGGGAAGCGGGGGAAAAGTTCTTAACCCTCAACCCTCTCTGCCAAGTATGTTCAAGCGTAGCAAGCCAAGTTCACCACAGGCGGGGGAGATTCGGGGATAGGCTCAATGAGGTGGAGTTCTTCTTGGCGGTGTGCTTTGATTGCCATCATAAGATTCACATGAATCCAGCGTGGGCTTATGCGAAAGATTATATGGTGAAGAGATGAACCCGCTTGCGGAAATCAACGGATTCACTAGGGATTTATTCAAGCCAAGGGAACATCTTTCAATTCCAGAATGGGCAGAAAAGAATCTCACTCTTTCGGCAAGGGTGACGAACATACCGGGTGCGTACTCAACCAACCTCACCCCATATGTGAGAGAACCGCTAGAGGCTTTCGGGGATGATTCAGTTCGGCGGGTGTGCTTAGTTTGGGGAGCGCAGACATCCAAGACTACAACGATTCTCGCTGGCCTAGCCTATCGACTGGCCGAGCGGCCTTGCCCCGCCCTTTGGGTGATGCCCTCTGAGGCTCTTGCTAGATCGTTCTCAGAAACTCGATGGCTACCAATGATCGATGATTGCCCAGCCCTTGCCAAAGAAAAGCCCGACAACACGGACAAGATCAAGATTCTCGAACAGCATTTTCGCAAGATGAGCCTATGGTTTGTGGGAAGTAACAGCCCCGCCAATCTTGCCTCTCGTAGCGTCTCCCTTTTGATGCTCGATGAGGTGGACAAATATCCAGAGGCAGGGTCTAGCAAAACAGAGGCGGGAGCGTTGCAACTTGCAGAGGCCAGAGTTAGCACCTATCCGAACCATCTAATCATAACAACTAGCACCCCGACTACGGCAGATAGTACGATATGGAGCGAATGGCTTAAAGGGGATATGCGATTCTTCTTTGTGCCTTGCCCCCATTGTGGATTGAAACAAAAACTTATTTGGGGACAGATCAAGTGGGACGATAAAGCAAAACTAGAGGATGGCGTGTACGACTTCGCCCTAGTAAAATCTTCTGCTTATTATGAGTGTGAAGGATGCAAGAAGCCAATTACTGACGGACAAAAAACAGCTATGCTTCGAGGGGGTGAATGGAGGGCAACCAATCCCAACGGCGAACCAGCTAGACGCTCCTACCACCTCAACGGACTCTATGCTCCTTGGGTGACTTTCGGGAGCTTGGCGGTGAAGTTTTTGCAAGATAAGTATGCGGGGATTGTGGGCTTGCAAGATTTTATCAATCGAGTATTGGCCGAGCCTTGGCTAGAACACGAACAAGAACGAATCGAGATTAAAGCGGGAGGCTACAAGATGGGTGAAGTGAGGGAGGGCGAGAAGTGCGTGATGAGCGTCGATGTGCAAGAGTCCGGTGGCTTTCATACTTGGGTACTGGTTCGAGCGTATAATGATGAAGGCAAGTCTAGGATGGTATGGGCTGGCCGCCTTGAAACTTGGGGAGACATCGAAGCAAAGGCAGACGAGTTTAAGGTATTGCCGAAGATGGTCTTTATTGATTCGGGCGATCAGACGAGGGAGGTTTACTATCAATGTTGTTTACATGGTTGGATAGCCTTGGTTGGTTCAGATCGCTCCTCGTTCTCCGAGATTGTGGGGGAGCAGAAAGTCACCCGACCCTTTGCACGAATATCCAATGGAGACCCCCTTTCAGGCAAGGCAAGCCAATCTAGGGCGGGATGGAAGTGGAGGCTTTGCCCTGTTTGGCGTTGGTCTAATCCTAGCATCAAAGACATATTCTCGAACCTCCTCCACGCAGATGGATTCGTGGCCGATGATGCCCCCGAAGTTTGGCACACTCACATAAGGGCAGAGGTGAAGGTAGCGGTGAAGAATCCCCTCAACGGCAGAACAAGGATGGTATGGAAGCAAATCGGCAAGCAGAACCACTTGCTCGATTGCGAGTGCATGAACATCGTGGGAGCGGGGCTTTACAAGCTACTGAGAATTTCACCCGCTAGCTTGACAGACGAGGAGATAAATGGCGAAGGGTGATTTCATTGGGCTACCCTTAGCCACCCTAACTTCTTTGCGTGACAAATATGTCACCTGTTTGGAAGCTATTGCGGTGGCGGGTAGCTCGTATTCGATAGCGGGACGCTCTTTTTCTAGGGCGAACCTCGGGGAAGTTTCGTCCACTATCGCCGAACTGACCTTGGCGATTCAATCCGCAACTGGCCAACGAGTCCGCACGACCTACGCTAACTTTGGCTCATGAAAAAAGCCTCACTCAATTTGGTTGATAGGGCGATTGCTTTTGTAAATCCTCAAGGGGCGGTTGATAGGCTCGTTGCTCGTCAAAAGATTAAGAACTTCGAGTATGATGCGGTAAAGTATTCGAGGCAACGCAAGGGGCCGAGTTCACTTTCTGGGGCAGAGGATTATCGCTCAAACTATGATCGAGTAGAGCTAATGAAAAGGGCAAGGGACTTGGCCGAGAATGTTGGCCTTGTTCGATCTATCCTAATGAAGTTCGCCAGCCATACCGCCGCAAACATTTCCTACCAAGCCCGAACCGAAAACCCCGAAGTCAATACAGAGGTAGAGGCATATTGGGCTGACTGGTGGGACAAGTGCGACATTTCGACTAGGCATACTGGCTCAACGATGATGCAAGTGGCGATGATGTCCATGTTGCGAGATGGTGATTTTCTTTTCGTTCTAGTCCGAGATTCTGATGGCAACCTAAAAATCCAAGGCATTGAGGGTGATAGACTTGGAGACCCATTCAAAGTCTATACAAGCTCGGAGCTAATTGGTGGAATTCATATCGACCAACGAACAGGATCGCCCACGGCTTACGACATTTACAGCCGAAGCATTGGGGATATGTATACTTACCAAGCAACCATCCCTGCAAGCCAAGCGTTTCATCTATTCGACCCGCTCCGCATTGACCAATACAGGGGAATCTCTGCTTTCCATACTGCAATCAATGACGCAACGGACATTCACGAAATTGTGGGCTTCGAGAAGATGGCGGCCAAAGTTGCTTCCAGCCAGAGCGCAATCGTTAAGAGGAATAACAACAATGCCTCTGATCTCTCCTCGCTCACAAATGACCAAGACATTAACGGGAACGCAATTAAGCTAGAGGCGATTGAGTCTGGCAAAATCTCTTACCTAGAACCGGGTGAAGATATTGTATTCCCCGATGGCCCTAGCCGTCCCTCTGGTGCTTTTGCTGAGTTCCACAAGATTCTACTCCGCAATATTTGCTTAGGCGTGGGCATCCCTTACAGCTTCGCCGTTGACCCTTCCGCTATGAGTGGCCCGACCGCTCGCCTTGAGATGCAACAAGCGGGGCGAACTTTCCGAAGATACCAGAAGCTATTAGACGATAAAGTGCTTCGCCCGATTAAGAACATTGTAATCGCCGATGCAGTAGCAAGGGGCTTGATTGATAACAATGTTGGAAGCCGAACAAGCAAGGGCATCTTTAACTTTGGGGCGAATGTCTCCATAGATTTAGGGAGAGAATCACAAGCCAATTTGGCAGAATTTCGAGCCGGACTGATGACCGCTTCTCAAATTTATAGTGAGAGAGGGCTAGACTTTGAAAGTTCTATGAGACAGAGGGCGATTGAGGCCAAGCTGATCAAGGACTTGTCTGGGGAATACGAAGTTTCAGCCGACACCATTTCAGATATTGCGATGCAGGGACTCCAAAGGGAAAGCCAAGCGCAGACAACACAAAAGCCAACCGACCAGCCCCAAGGTCAAGAAGGCGAAGCGGATATGCTTGGCGGTGCTTCGCTCAACGGAGCGCAAGTCTCATCCCTTATCAACATCATCAACGCCGTGGCTATTGGTGCAGTTTCCAAAGAGGGTGCAATTTCTATCATCACGGCGGCTTTCCCAACTATCAGCCAAGACCAAGCAAGAGCAATTATTGCAGGGGTCAATATCGGAACAACCATCCCCACGACCAAAGAAGAGAAGCAACAGCCCCCGAAAGACGATGCCTCGGGAGGCTCGACACCCCCAGCCCCAGAGCCTACCACGCCCCCGACCGCACCTACGGAAACCGCACAAAAAAAAAGTAGCTTAGAGATTTTAGAAAGCCTCGACCCCGCATCAATCAAGATGCTGATTGAGGGAATGATGGGCGGGATTGAGTTGGCAAAGTATGATGGGATTGATTTTACACCCCCACAAGGGGCTAGGGATGCCGCTAAAAGAGCCTTAGAGGTGCGGGAGACGAAACCACCCAGCCAACGAGGAATGACCCCCGTGGGGCTTGCTAGGGCTAGAGACTTACAAAATGGGGTGAAGCTATCGCCCGATACAGTTCGGAGAATGTTGAGCTTCTTGGCTCGTCACGAAGTGGACAAGAAAGGCTCGACCTTTGGGGAGCAGGGGAAGGGCTGGCAAGCGTGGAATGGATGGGGTGGTGATGCTGGCTATTCTTGGGCAAAGAAGATCGTGGGACAGATGGATGCGAGGGACAAGAAAACTGAGTTCGTAGCGGGTAGGGATTGTGGGCAATCCGAGGGCGGGACTTTCGGGCCAGACAACAAGTGCGCCGAGGGGTATGGCAGACCCCCGCTCAAAGGTGGCTACGAACCAACCAGACCCGGTGGCAAGATTCCTAGCGATTACAAAAGGCCGACACCGCAGGGCAAGAAAGAAAAGCCCCAAAAACAGAAAGACACTACGCCACCACCTCCTCCCC